GCTGGACTTCGTACTTTGTCTTTTCACCGGGCGTGCGAAATCCCATTGCTTCCTTAGGCGCACCGGCCATCTCTTCCATAAGTCCCATCATCATAGAGATGTCTTGGACTAGCTGTTGAACAGAAATATTAGGTTGAAGAAGATCAACGTCTCCTTCTTCTGAAGTAAATATCTTTTCACCGGGCTGCCAAGTAAAATCTTCGACAAAACCCTTGACCTTCTGGACAGGGTAAGTCGAGAGGTCCATCATATCGGCCTTCATGTTCTCCATGTGGTCGATACGGTACTGCATACCAACGAGGTTAGCCAGCGGACCCATACCCCAGAGGTTGTCTTGACGACGACGCCATGGAGCGTGGAAGATCGGGGGATAACCGAAGAACGAAGGATTGGGTTTCTTACCAATAAGCTTGTGACGATCTACTACAGTAATGACATGGTTTTTATAAAATGTATCAGACTCAGTGTCATACATGTCTCCGTAGAACGTCAGAATTTCTACAGTATCTCCTTGAAGGTACTGCTGGAAGGATGAAAACCCATCCATCTCATACATGTTGTTCTGCTGTTGCCACTCACCAGAGTATTCTTTAGCTTGGGCTCTAATCTCTTTGAGATACTTCCAAAGCTCTTCGTACTCTTCTTGGTTCTGGTCAGTGCTCATACGGCTGAGGATTTCCTTCAACTCACCAAGGCTTACAATGCTCTTGACAATCTTAGGAGAAGATTCGAAGTTCTCAGCAGTAGGATTGAAAACAATATCAAGGGGAGAGATACGACGAACAACAGGACCGATATAACCGGTCTGGATGTTATCGCCTTGGTCAACTCGTTGGTCTACCCAATCTACGGTGACAATGCAGTTACCGTAATCGATGTAATCGAGAATGACTTTATCCATCTCTGACTTAAACGAAGGCTGCTCCATCACCCATTGCATGTAATTGGTAATGGCATCTCTCTTCATCTTGCTGTTGCTATCCTTCTCGTTAGCTTCCCAGAGGACTGGAACACGATTAGGAAATTCAGTAGCAGAGTAGTTAGAGTAGAGATTGTCTCTGATCTGACAAAGCTTAGGAATAGTAGTCTTATTCTTCCAAGGAAGGGAAGAATTAGTGGTCTGGGAAGTATTAGTTGCGTAAATGTATTTACGGACTTCTTCCCACTCTAGAACTGCGTTCTGACGAAGATTGGTCCACAGAATGTAATTATCTACAATACTGCTTGCCATTCTGTCTGGAGAGATTACGTCTTCTACTTGCGTGACTTTACCGGTCATGCTACGCCTCCGTAGCGACTGTGGTAATTATACACTGGTTGTACTTCTTTCTGTCTTCTGAATAAATCTATTGGAGCGGTAGCGAAATCGATAGCTGCTGCAAGAGCGTCTTTGATATCGTCATGAGGAGGGTTAGTGAAAAGAAGCTCTTCTTCTAGAGCTTGTATATTACCACCTGTGTAGTGGTAGATTTGCTGGTTGGCGTACTTGGGTTCGAGTACAGAGAAGATACGCTCTTCTTTACTTCCTTGCCAACGGCTCGGTCTGTATTCATCTACGGAAAGTGAAAGACCAAGAGGACGGATGTAGTTCTCTTTAAGATCGTTTACTAGAACCTGTTGAGCCACTGAAACTTCAGCCCTGATCTTTCGGAAACCCCACTTCTCATACATCTTAAGAATACGCTTAAAGTACTCCGAAGGTTGAGCTGTCTTAAACCTATCTATCTCGAAGATGTAATAGTTGTGGTTGCCGTCTACACCTAGTACAACAATACAAGAATAGTCTGCGGCCTTATTAGTACTATAAGCGAAGTCAACGGCAGCAACGACGTTAAGTCTATTGCCTTTGAAATGCCAAGCGCCGTCTCTACGGCTTAAGAAATTCTGATCGTAATATTGAAATAAGCTGCGGTTAATAGGAGAAGAGTCAACGTCGTGAGGATCGTTATAGTACTGAGCCCGAAAATGTACTTTATTAACGTATTGCGCTCTTTTCTGGGCAAGGATTTTGTCGTCGAATCCAAACCACTTTCCGTCAGAGCGTTGTTGACGAGGCCATAGAAATTCGCCAGTTCCATCGCCCGCGCTTTCAACCGGGTATTCTTTGACTTCAAACAATTGAGTTCTGTCGATAACGTTTCCGTACTCATCGAAACTTTCAACTTCCATCTCTAGCAGAGTTGAATACAAGTCTTTCGGGTGGTACCGTGTTCCTACAACCCACTCACGGGCGTTTACGCTCTCGATGGAGGAAAGAAGACCGTATTGGTCTCTTACCTTTTCTCGGCCCTCTTCGAGGTAAGCGTTTCCTTGAACCACCACGTCATCAAGTACGGCGATATCGCAATGCATGCCAACAATGTTACTAGTGAGTCCAGCAGTGAAGATCGACGGGTCACGGATACTTTCTTCTTTACGTTTAGGATGATCTAATGAGATTTCTCGTTCAGTCCACTTCTCACGCTTAACTTCCTCTTTATTAACCATTTCAGGCCAATACAGACGATAAGTATCGTTGGTAAGAATATCTTTAATGAACTTCAACTGCTTGGTAGCGAGGTTTGAAGTACTAGAGATATACAATACTCGGAGAGTAGGATCACGAGTTAATTCCCACGCGACACGATACGCAATCATTGCTGACTTCATATGGTCGCGAGGAAGCATCAAAAGCTGATGTGTCTTAGCATTAGAGGAAGTCCACCAATTTATTACTTCACGGTGGATGTTTCCTAACATTCGCTTAGGATGAACCAGCTTGATGAATTCTTCTAGAGAACTTTCCGCGAGCTTACGACGCTCGTCGCGTTTATTCTCTAAGTCTGTTTTCTTTTTCATGCTACGTAAGTTGAATCAACTCCGGCAGAAACAATCTTAATTTCGCGTTGGTGTGGATAAACAGAAATTATTGCGTAGTTCAAGGCAGGATACGGAGAACACGTAGTTGCGTGTAGCGTCGCGTACAGAATGCCATTGACCGTAGCAATGTAATTGTCGTGTCGATGTCCACAGATACAACCAATTACCTTGTCTCCGAAAGATTCAAGGATGGTTCGAACTGCTGCATCATTACTAAGTTCCCACGAATCACTATCAAGTGTGTAATAAATAGGGTAGTGGCAGAAGATTACGCAAGGATACGGAGAAGCTGCGATGGTATCTGACAACCACTGACGTTGCGTCGGAGGGATGTAAGAAATGAAAGGGCTAACTCCAGTTTGCGTTTGCGAAACTGAGAGATCGTCTGAGTCATCGTCTGAGCGGAAATTACCATCCAAAACAATGAACGTAACGTCGCCATGGCTGAACGAATACCATTTAGCAGGCTGACCTGTTACAGACATTACCTGTTCCTTAGTCAGACGAGTAACTTCGTGATTGCCGATGTTATGGTACTTAGGAACGTTTACAGCCAAAGTGTCGTTGATTGTTTTAAGATCAGTCAAAGCTGCACTAGCACTTGCCGCGCCATCAATGAAGTCACCATTCTGAAATACAAAGGAGAGATCGGTGCGGGCATTGAAAATAGCTGTAATGTCAGTGATTTTACTTACAGCGTCTTGGTAATACTTGCCACCTTGAGCGGTGTCAGTTGCTTTTATAGGGTCGTGATGAGTGTCGGTAACAAACCCGAAGGTGACAGACCCTCCAACAGGACCGAAGAGTTCTCCGGTTGCACGACTAGGATTTACTAAAGCCATTTTAACCTAAATAATTATGAAGCGCAGTAGCTTTAGCACCACTGAGAGGCTTCGTTAAAAGAATAGTTGAAATCTTACCCTGCCACCAATTCGATGCAGCTAATGCTGGAATAGACCCAACCATGAACAGAGTTGGAGTGCTTGTTACAGGAGTTACAGTAGCAGAGACGGCGGTATTACTGTCAACATCAATAGAAGTTGCAGTAGCCCCGAAGATGCCACGAATGACGTGAACACCAGAAAAGTCTACATGAGTGTCGGTAGCTGTAGTAGCGGCTGCTCCTGTACCTGTATAAGCTCTGGCGCGGTTGACGCTAGAAACAGGAAGACGTGCAAGAGACCGTCCGTTAACGACGCTTGAAGCTGAATATCCAACTGCGTGTCTGGTCGTAGCGTCTGCGGCAGCTACATCTTGAGAGCAGAGAACCCAAATCTCACAGGCAGTAGCATCAGTAGGTAGAAGAGCGAGAAAATTAGCATCAGTGCATTTCATCCACTGGCTTGTGCCATTGAAAGTTAGACAAGGAGTACCACTCAGTCCTGTAGAACTGTATATAGGTTTAAGATTTGGAGTTGACTGAGCAAGATTTGCACCAGTTACCAGACCTTTCCAAGAATGGACTGCGTTAGTGTAAGTAGCGTCTGTTAATGCAAATACGGAGTCTCCTCGCGAGGCGTCCCACATCTCAATGAGATCACTGCCTAGTGCGAGTATAGGGTCGTAATTAGCAGGAGTAAGTGTAGGAACAGCTTTGCTTTGGTTATGAAGAACATATCCACTGTCTGTTTCAAAGACATAAACACTGCCGTTGGGAGCTTGAATAGCTGAAGGTTTTTCAGTAACTAGAATAGCGTTTAATGCTCCGCAGGAGTGGTAGATACCTTTAGCACTACCGTCATTAAAGACTACATTAAGACTTCCGTCTACGGCTTTAATGCCGGTGAAAGTTGAACCAGAAACTTCAATTACCTTGACTTGGCCGTCTGAATTATAAATCACTTAACAATGCCTTTACCATGGGCGAGTTCATCCAATCTCTTCTCCATGTTATTAATACGGTTATCTTGAATAGCCACTTGAGTTAATACTTTGCCGAGTTGACGAAATGCCTCTGTCAATGACTTATGGCTTTCTTGGAGATAATGGATGTCGTGTTTGACGATCATAATATCCCCCTTCATGGAGTACAGCAATGCCATGACTGATCCTGTGACTGCTAGGATCGTCAGAATATTACCGATAGATATTGTATAATCGACTAGAGGCATTTCATAAACTATTCAGCTACAGGAGCTTCTTCCTTTACTTTTTTCTTTTCTACTTTAGCTTCAACTGCAGGAGAAGGTTCTTTGGTGATCTGCCGTTCAGCAGCCTGACGGGCTTCGATCTTTTCTCTGTCCTGACTGTCTCGGATTTCCTGAAGGGTTTTGTCATCAACCTTCTGGACGTTATTCATGTAAACTTCACCGTTAGTACGGAGCATGTCTTTGTATTCTGCTTCGGTGAGTTGAAGCTCAGTGAGCTTAACATTCTCTTTAGTGCCGTTGGCATATGAAACAGTATAGACTGGGGATGCATCTGCTGCATCTGCGCGGTCGAGGATTTGAACTTCGCGATTACGGAGTAGTGCCATTTAGTATCCTTTCACTTTCTTGTCTTTGCGTTTATCAGCAGCGGAATTTTCTTTGATTCCGTTTTTCTTATCTTTAGCCCTATCGGCTTTCTTAGCTTTAGACATTGCCATAATTGTTCTCCTTTTAGCTTGACATTAGTATATATTATCTGTACAGTGTTTGTCAATGTTTTTCTTAGGAGAGAAAATGAAACTAATAGAACACACTGAGTATTTAGAGATGTTTTATGTCCAATGGGACGACGGAATTAAGTCCCAACAGTTCTATAATAAAACTAGGGCTACAGAGCTTATGAGGAGGCTAGAAAACGGAGAAATAGTAAATACAGTGAAGATTGGGTATAAGGTCTGACATTACGATACCCCTCAGATCGACGACGTTGGTCCGTGGTGCGTTAAAATACAGTGGCAGCTACCCTACTAGCTTAGAGGGTATAAAATCGCTGTACGAGGCTAAATTTGAAAAGGAAGAAAATGGAATTGATTTACCTAGGAATTGGATTTGTGTTGGGATTTATAACTGGAGGGAGTTTTCTGTTGTATTTGATACTTAGGGATGTTGATTAAAAATTTACCGCGATATTTTTTAGGTGTAATTCATTGCCTTCCCAGCCACCCCCGACCCCCTATGGTACCCTCGTACCGCCGATCACATTTTGGTGAGGTGGCATCGAATTGGCATCAATCTTGCTTGCTTAGAACGCTAACACCTTAGGGTTTCACGTGAAACATATGGTTACATCATGATCAATAGCGTTCACACGTAAAGCCTTGGAGCACTTACGGATTAGGCTAGTTAAACCAATAGGGATGCACACGGTATCCTTTAGGTATTCTATCCTAATATATACTTATATACCTATAGAGAATAAAGACTAAGGTTTTTCTAGGTATCTTTTCGGGTATTTATAAATATAAGAATGTATTCCTAAGATAACATCACAGTTACGTGATTAGCCCGGAAACCCATTTGACTTACCCATTAATCCGGGTTAGTCTTTTGATAGTGGCAATGAGGCCACCGAGGAGATACCAATGATTACAACCACACTGAACGTTCCCGCCGTTGATCGGACTGTCACTTCTAAGGACAATCAACCCGCTAATGGCATTAAGCTTCCGAAACTGACGGAAGAAGAAATGGCGGCTATCGCTAAGGCTCAAGATGCCTTGGTCGATAAACTCGGCGCAATCGTGACGGATGATGTTAACGAAATAATCGTCACGATTGAGAACGCCCGCAAGGATGCAGCGGCGGGACCGTTCAAGCTTTTGAAATGGTTTATGGAAAACGTTGACGAGGAAACACTGGCAATGTTCCCGACGCCCGGCTCAGACGTTGGCGACAACCCGGATAAGTATTCGGAACCGTATTTCCGCGATGGCAAGCGGAAATGGAAGGCTACTTCCTTCTACTTGAAGTTTTTCCTGCAACGTTTCCCTGCCGGAAAGGCTATAGCTCAATCGTTGGCTCATATCGCTTTGGCCAAGGATGAAAATGCTAACCCCAATGCTATCCCTGAGAGTATCAGGAACCTTAACCCAATACAGCTTGAAGCGTTGCGGGAAGATTTGATGCAGCAGCAGAATAAGGGCGTCAAAGCTATCCGCGATGCTATTGCTCTCGACAAGCAACTAAAGGCCGTCAACGACCTGCCGGAGGTTGCGGTAGAACCTATCATTGATCCCGATAGCGGCGAGGTTGCTCGCATTGCCAAACCGATTAAGGTTTGGAATGTCAAGGCTCCCGACAATCAATGGAACCTCTATTCGATCAACGGTTTCATGGCGTTTGATCCTGCCAAGGCATCGGAACTTGGCGGAACATTCGATGCCTTGAAACTCACGGCCAAGCGCGTCCGCGAGGAAGATGCAGACAACGGCGGCAGTGGCGACAAACCACAGCCGGTTAACACTAACTCAACCATGGTTGCTCGCATTAATGACATTGCGGAATACATCGCCAACAAGCTAATGGCAGACCGCAAGCGAGAGGCATATGGCATGTTCCTCAAGAATGAGGTTGCTGGCCCGAACGGAGACGACTTGATCTATAACCTTAACGAGATCAAGATGTTTGTGGACAGTGTCTTGAACATTCCGCAAGTCCAGTCACGTCTTGAAATCGTGCAGCGCAAGAAAGATCAAGAAGCGGCTTAATCTGCCAAACGCGGGCCTTACTTAACCGTGAGGCTCGCACACCAATAAGGGGAATGACAATGAAAGCCTCAAACCTTACGCTCTTTCGAACCGCACAAGATACCGCCAAGGCTTGTCGATGGAAAAAAACGTCAGATTATATCAATGGAGAATTAAATCCACACTTTCCCGTTCCTGCTACGGCGCGGACATTCCGGCATTCTTGGGGAAACAATATCGCGCACGTCACTATCTGGCCGGACGTGATGCAGCAACGCATTAGTGACGAACCTTATACGGGGTTTGGGCAGGTTATAACATTCCGGTTAAACACTGGCGAATGTGAAACTAGATACGATGATTTTGATTGAGTGAAATTGAGCCTAAGTAACCCGCCCTAACCGGCGGGTTACTTTTTTGTCTCCCGTATTGTGCGTTGCCGTTATGTTCCCGCTAGGTATGTTGCAGTGCAGTAAATCCTACCGCACCGCAGCATTGATGATAGGTCGGCTGCGGTCCTTAGGGTGGCGAAATGATGATAGGTCGTCGCAGGCATTAGGGTTGTTTTCTGCCGCCACAGTCCGAATAAGTGTTAGACTTCCACTAAG